CGACATCGTGTGGGTGGAAGAGGCCCAGAGCGTCAGCGCGCGCAGCTGGGAGGTGCTGGTGCCGACCATCCGCCGGCCCGGCTCGGAAATCTGGCTCACGCTCAATCCGGACCTGGCCACGGACGCCACCTATGCCCGGTTCATCGAGGCGGCCGACAGCGACACCTGGCTGTGCGAAATCAACTGGCGGGACAACCCATGGTTCCCCGAGGTGCTGGAGAAGGAGCGCCGCCGGCACTTCAAGCGCGATCCCGACACCTACTGGAACGTCTGGGAGGGTCGCCCGAAGCGCACGCTGGCCGGCGCAATCTACGCGAAGGAGGTGGAGCGCCTGTACAACGACGACCGCGTGTGCCTGGTGCCCTACAACCCCAAGCTGCCCGTGCATACGGTCTGGGACCTGGGCTGGGCCGACAACATGGCCATCGCCTTCGTGCAGCGCACGGCCATGGATTTCCGCGTCATCAACTTCATGCAGGACAACCAGAAGACGCTGGAATGGTACGTGGAGCAGATGGAAAAGCTGTCCTATCGCTGGGGCACGGACTTCCTGCCGCACGACGGCGCCCACGGCGACTTCAAGACCGGGCAGACGGCCCAGCAGATCCTGGAGGACATGGGCCGCGAGGTGGAGGTGCTGGAGCGCGCGGGCCTGGAGTCGGGCATCCGCCTGGCGCGCGGCATCTTCTCCTCGGCCTACATCGATGCCCAGCGCTGCGCCAAGCTGTTGGACTGCCTGAGCCGGTACAAGCGCCAGATCGACCCGCGCACGGGCGAGCCGGGGCCACCGCTGCACGATGACGCCAGCCACGGCGCAGACGTGTGGCGCTACATCAACATGGCCCTGCCGCTGATGGACAACGACACTGCGGGCGCTGTGCCTCTCAGGCGACGCGCGGGCGGCATGGCACGCTGATCCCGTACCAAGCCTGCCACTTTCGCGGGCATGCCTGCATGTATCGACCTGCGCAAAGCGCACCTTCACCGCCAGCATGGGGACTTGCTGGCCGTCTACACCTGGATCAACGCCGAACGCGCGCTGGTCCTGATCCCGGCCTACCGCCCGAAATCACCCTGGTACGTGGTGATGGAGAGCGCGGCCTATCTCTACGATGACCCCGCCTACCTGGCCCGCGCCTGCGTCAAGGCCTGCGAGGTGCTGGGCATCGAGCCCAACCGGCCGAACTGGGTGCGCGTAGCCACCATCGTCAACGAGGGCCTGCCCGACCTGGTGAGCATGCCCAGCGAGCCCACATGGCAGCGCGCGGGCCAGGAGTTCGGCACGCTGGTGGTCAAGTCCGATGGCAAGGAAATCGCGGCCGAGGCCCTGACCATCCCGGACCTGGGGGCCGAATATGTCCCAGCTTGAGGCCCGCTTCAACCGTCGCGCGGGCGTGGGCGAGCGCATCCTGAACGACATGCCGCTGGAGTTCGACGCTGACGAGGAGGCGTCGCCGCACCCGCTGGACCAGCCCGAGGCCCGCAAGACCCTGCGCAAGCTCCTGAGCTGGTACTACCGCGAGCGCGAGATCCAGGCCGAGAACCGCCTGCAGATGTCCATCGACGCCGACTACTACGACGGCGATCAATGGGACCCCGCCGACGCGGCCGTGCTGGAGGAGCGCGGCCAGGTGCCCCTGGTGTTCAACGAGGTGGCCGTGATGTGCGACTGGCTCATTGGCACGGAGCGCCGCGCGCGCGTGGACTGGAGCGTGCTGCCGCGCGCCGAGGACGACGTGCAGTTGGCCGACGTGAAGACCAAGGTGCTCAAGTACGTCAGCGACGTGAACCGCACCACGTTCAACCGCTCGCGCGCCTTCGAGGACACGGTGAAGGTGGGCGTGGGCTGGGTGGACTCCGGCGTGCGCAACGACCCCACCAAGGAGATCATCTACGACAAGTACGAGGACTGGCGCAATGTGCTCTGGGACTCGATGGCCATGGAGCCGGACCTGAGCGATGCGCGCTACCTGTTCCGCACGCGCTGGGTGGACGAGGACGTGGCTGTCACCATGTACCCGCAGCGCCGCGATGTGCTGGAGCGTGCTGTGCTGCGCGAGGAGGAGTTCAGCGCCCAGCAGTGGGCCGAGGATGAATTCTTTTTCCAGGGCCATACCAGTGAGCGCCATGTCAGTGGCACCAGCGGCAGCTACCTGGCAGGCGGGCGCGGCAACATCGACAGCGAGGCGCGGCGCCGCGTGCGCCTGATCGAATGCCAGTTCCGCATGCCGGCGTCTGTTCAGGTGGTGACCAGCGGCCCCTTCAAGGGCTCGTTCGTGGAGCCCTGGGACCATGCGCTGCGCGCCGTGGTGGGCGCTCATGGCGGCTCCATCGTGGAGCGTGTCGCCATGCGCATGCACGTCGCGGTCTTCACCGAGGGCCATCTGCTGGCCCTGGCCCCAACGCCCATGCGCCACAACAGTTTCAGCCTGACGCCCATCTGGTGCTACCGCCGCGGCCGCGACCGCATGCCCTACGGCGTGGTGCGCCGCGTGCGCGATCTGCAGATGGACCTGAACAAGCGGGCCAGCAAGGCGCTGTTCCTGCTGTCCACGAACCAGATCTTTGCGGAGAAGGGCGCCTTCGATGACATCAACGAGGCGCGCGAGGAGGTCAACCAGCCGGACGGCGTGGTGATCTACAAGGCCGGCAAGAAGTTCGAGGTCCACCGCGACAGCGAGATGGCCGCCGGGCAAGTGCAGATGATGACGCTGGACGGCCAGGCCATCCAGAAGTCCGCGGGCATCAGCGACGAGAACCTGGGCCGGCGCACCAACGCCGTCAGCGGCCGCGCGATCGAGGCCCGCCAGCTGCAGGGCTCGGTCGTGACCACGCAGCCCTTCGACAACCTGCGCTTCGCCGTGCAGATCCATGGCGAGAAGCTGTTGAGCCTGTTGGAGCAGTGGTACACCGAGGAGAAGGTTATTCGCCTGTCGGGCCACAAGGGCCGGCTGGACTGGGTGAAGGTCAACCAGCCCGAGGTCCAGCCAGACGGGAGCGTGCGCTACCTGAACGACATCACGGCCAGCATGGCCGACTTCGTGGTGGCCGAGCAGGACTATTCGGGCACGCTGCGCCAGGTCATGTTCGAAAGCCTGAATCAGCTGGCGGGCCGCCTGCCGCCCGAGGTGGCCATCCGCATCATGACGCTGGCCATGGAGTATTCGGACCTGCCCAACAACGACCTGGTGGCCGACGAACTGCGCAAGCTCACCGGCGAGCGCGACCCCAACAAGCCCCTCACGCCAGAGGAGCAGCAGCAGGTCCAGCAGCAGATGCAGGCCCAGGCCGAGGCCCTGCAGATGCAGCAGGAGAGCGCGCGCCAGGCGCTGGCCGAGCAGC